ACATTATACCTATATTTAAACAACATTATAAATCTAAGGAGAGAAAAATGCTTCTTAAGGACTATCTGGAAGAAAAAAACCTGACGCTGAAGGATTTTGCTGAATTGATTGGAGTGACTCCTTTGACAGTTTTCAATTGGGCACATCGAAAGACAACTCCCATGAAAATTTATCTTAGGCTCATTTTCGATACGACAAAAGGTAGGGTAACAAACAAAGACTTTGTGAGGAAAAAATGAACTATATTTCTCTAAAAAAAGCCGCTCAAAACATGCGCATAACATATTTGGCAGTCTACCGTGCAACTCAAAGAAGATCACTGAAATCTGTGAAGATTAATGGAGTATTACATACAACTGAAGGATGGATTGGTGAGTACCGAAAGAACTGGAGAAACAAAGAAATAGTATCTCGATTCAATGGGCGTAAAACATTTGATGAATCTCTAGGAGAAATGAGTGTAAAGAAGGCAGCTAAAATCTTGGGTATAAAGAGAGCAAATCTATACAACCTGATTTATTCTGGAGAGCTGAAATCGATTCGTAAAGGTGTCTATCACATCATAACTCATAAAGACATCGAAAATTACGTAAACAAGGTCGAAACAATAACTACAGAGCTGGTGATTTAACTTTTAAAATAATCATACTCACGCTATAGATATACAAAAAATTGTGCGTGAGTATGTTAATTATAGAGATACATTCCACACCTAAACCACAAAAGCAAACTCGCTTTCACGTTCGAAGAGGAAAGTTCTTTGGATCGGACCCATCGAAAACAGAAAAAGAGCAAATCCAATGGCAAGTTCGTCCCTTTGCACCTCAGAGCCCATTCGTAGGACCTATTCACTTAGAGTTGACTTTCATACTACCCATACCCACAACAGCTACCAAAATAATGAAAAAGCAAATGTCTAACGGCATTGTACACCATATTAAAAGACCTGATATTGATAACCTCTCGTATCTCATAGTAAATGCCTTAAAGGGAATAATTTACGAAGATGATTCTCAAATAGTTGATCTTAATCTACATAAAAGATACGGTGAGGACTCAAAAACAGTGATAAAGGTTTGGGAGATATGAGAATTATATTTGATGAAGACGATCAGGAAGACCGGCAATTTATAGAGATTCAGCTTCTGGAAAGTGAGATAAAGGATCTTCTTTCGTATGAACCAGTTGAAAAAGAAGTGTATAATGAGTTAGGATCAAAATCAATGTTAAACATATATATCAGGAGAACACATCATGCCCCTGAAAAAAGGTAAGAGTCAGAAGACAATCAGTGCTAACATTCGCACAGAGATGGAACATGGAAAACCTCAGAAGCAAGCTGTCGCAATTGCATTGAGTCAAGCTCGCAAAGCAGGCGCAAAGATACCGAAAAAGAAGTAAACGCGCAGATGAATAAAAGAGAAGACTTAAGGACTGTCGCTAAAAGAGAACAGCTTTTTAGCACACTCGCAAAAAAAGAAGCGAGAGGTGCATTGCAAAGATTGCATAAAGAAAGACAAGCTCGAATGACACAGTCGGCTAAAGACACAGAGTGGGAAGTAAAAATAGACAAGAAGTTTGCTAAGATAAGAGAAGAGAAAGCAAAACAAGCGAAAAAGAAATTGGAGAATATCTAATGGACTGGATGGATGTAGCAGAAAAACTACCTGAAGACAAAAGCATGAAAGAGATCCAAGGGATATTTTTTACAAAAGGTTTCTGGGATAAAGAAAATAATGTTTGGCAAGTACAGTCGGATGAAAAATCTCTTTTACAGGTAAGAGGTTGGAAGGAAATAGAGAAGGAAGTTGACAATGGCAGCACCGAAGGGTAACCAGTATGCCAAGGGATTAACTAAAGCTATGTGCAATACTGGTACGCCTGAAAAATATACTAAAGAATGGTGTGATCAGGAAGCAAAAGCTTTACTTGAATGGATTAAGGACGATAAAAACGACCCTCATTCAAAAATATATCTCGGTTCATTTGCTCTAGAGAGGGGATATCATCGGGCTAGGTTTCTTGATTTTAAAGAAAAAAGTGAAGACTTCAGGAACGCTTATCAACAAGCTCAAACTTGGCAAGAGCAAAAGTTTATCATTAACGGACTTACAAAAAAGTGGGATCCAACTTTCACAGCTTACGTGATGGCAAGAGTCTGTGCTCCTGAATGGAAAAAGACATGGGATAAGGAAGAAGAGAAGACTTCTGTTGCTCCTATGATTGTCATAAACAAGATCGAGAAGTAAACCCTATGATTTGCCATATATTTGAAGTGTTCTCAGCTATAATCCTTGCTCAGATCATTACCTATTACTGGAATAATAGAAAGTGACAGCAATCACTCTTCCACACAATTTCACTGCTCGACCTTATCAAGAAGACTTCTTTTCAGCAATGAACAAGGGATGCAAGAGAGCAATCCTTGTTTGGCATAGAAGAGCTGGCAAGGACGTATGTGTGTGGAATTACCTCATCTACACAGCTATTGAAACTATCGGTGTTTACTACTACATATTCCCTACATTTGCACAAGGAAGAAAGGTTTTATGGGATGGAATGACCAACGATAAGATAAAGTTTCTTGATTTCATACCAAGCGCTCTTATCTCTCATCAGAACAACCAAGAGATGAAGATCAAACTGATCAATGGATCTCTCATTCAGATTGTAGGTTCAGATCGCTATGATGCTCTTATGGGAACTAACCCTTCAGGCTGCGTATTCTCCGAATACAGCCTCCAAAACCCTAATGCCTGGCAGTATATAAGGCCTATCCTAGATAACCCAGAAAACAAGGGATGGGCTGTGTTTGTGTTTACTCCAAGAGGAGCTAACCATGCTAAAGAAGAATATGACAAAGCAGTAAACAATCCCTCTTGGTTCTGTCAGAAGCTTACAGTTGATGATACACATATCCTTTCCAAAGAAGACATAGAGAACCTCAGACAAAAAGAACAAGTCAGTGAAGACATGCTTCAGCAAGAATATTACTGCTCGTTCTCTCAAGGAATTGTAGGATCGTACTATGCTCGCTATATGCTAGAAGCTAAAGAAGAAAACCGTATTGGCAAAGTTCCATGGGATCAGCAAACGGTAGTTCACACTGCTTGGGATCTTGGAGTAAGTGATTCAACATGCATAGTGTTCTTTCAGCTTATAGGCAAGGAAATTCACGCGATTGATTACTATGAAGCCTCAGGAGAAGGTCTGCCTCATTATGCTAAAATTCTCAAGGATAAACCCTATTTATACGGCACTCACTATGCTCCTCATGATATACAGGCCAGGGAATTGTCAAACGGACTTTCACGTCGTGAGGTTGCCTCTTCTCTCGGAATTCGATTTACTGTATTGCCCACAAAAGATACTGGACTCGCAGATGGAATTGAATGCGTTAGAGGAAGATTCAACAGACTCTGGATTGACGAAATAAAATGCAAGAGACTAATATCCTGTTTGGAGAACTACCGAAAGGAATGGAACGACAGCATGCAGATCTATCATGAAAGACCAAGACATGACTGGGCATCTCATGGAGCTGATGCGGTAAGGTACATGATGCATGCAGTAAAGCTATCCGTAGATAATCAATCCATAGGTGTCTCTGATGATGAAGCTGAAAGAATGATGGACAGGTACAAACCAAGGTTTGATTAAATGTCCACGAACAACAAAGACAAAGTGGAACTTGTACCTATTGGTAGGGATTGGTATCTTGAGTTTATAAACGACCGATACAACCGACATGTTTACTTGGGTCCAAAATGTGCATGATTGAAGAAGATAAAAAGGCTGTCACTCTTAGACGCTTTATTAGAGAAATTACTACTTTGCAGGATGAAATATCAACGCTCAAGAAAAGGATAAAAAACCTTGAAGAACAAAAAATCATTAGTCATTGCGCTGACTCTTATCATGATCAGTGCTCTATCGTATAAAGCGTATCGTAACTACAACAGCTATCCAAAGCCACGTGTGAACATTTCCACAATGGAAGAAGAGGAAAAAGGTGAGTTAGATATTTTCTTTAAAGCAAAGCCATGGGCAGTTCCTGTGTATCGCATATGGGAGGGGACAAATTGTCCCATTGCTACTTGTTCTACTTCCTATGAATTGCCTGGATGTAAAGAGACTAGAATATGGAGAAAGAGGAAACCAAAGCATTAATATGGCATATGTTAACACAATTCCCAGACCTCCTTGGAAACCAAAAGGATGGCCACAGCCTCAAACTGTTATCAGTGCTAATCCTAATCCTATACAACATTTTCCACAGGGACCTGTTCAAAGATGATTTTTAATTTTAGATTGGTTAATTTCCTGATGTTCCTAGCTTTGCTATCTGGGATAGTTTATTTTTCCTTTAAGGACAGAGATTGCAATTCTGAACTTATCAAAGAGATTATTCTAACCAGGACTAAGTTAAATGAGGTATCAGAAGAAATTTGGGATCTGAAGAGAAGAATCAGAACACTTGAAAGAGAATTTACAACTAATGAGGAAACATGCTTAAACTTTTGCCTTTCCTAGGCGTAGTATTTTTGACGAGCAATATAATTTGTGAGAAGAAATTGCACGACAGACGCAAGGACAAATATCCTACTAGCACTGTGACAGAACGCATACACAACCCTAAAGAAGCTTATGCTTAAAAAGAATGGCATGAAGTGCGAAAAGTGTTCCGAGATAGGAAAGTATTCCCAGGTATGGGATGCTTATTTTTGCATCAAATGCAATATCTGGTTAGAAGAAAAATGTCATGATCCTGAATGTCTCTATTGTAGGCATAGGCCTGAAAGACCAAATATAAAGGATTGAATATGATTAACACAGTTCAAAGACCACTATCTGCACCATGCGCACCTTTGTGGTTTGAAAATATTCAGCTTGTTTCTAAGTGGATTGCAGTTCCTGGACCAAGGTTACCTAGAGGTATTTCACGATGAGTATGATCGTAAGACCAAAGAATCCCCCGTACTGGCCTAAAGCCAGGCAATTCCCATGGAATATTCCATTGAATATTATTCAGCCATCGACTATCAAAAGATGATGTAGTCATATAAGGGGACTTATGAGTGGTTTAGTTGCTTCAGGCATCATAGCTTTGATGATAATTTTCATATTGTTGACCGCGTACTTTCTCCGATTGGCTACAAAAGATCTCTAACTTCTTTCTACCTTATGTAGGATGAAAATAAATTATTTATGCTAATTAAGATTATTTTGATCAGTACCCTATGGATAGAGTATCCAATAGCTCTTTGTTCAACTTCTTATGAGTTGACAAAATGCAAGAGGGCAAAGTACGAAAGAAACCCGAAATCAAGGGAGTAATCTAATGCGTACTATTTTCCTAGTGGTGAGCTCTCCCTAGGCGTCAGCATCGACGTAAACAATGCCGTTGTGGGATGTATAGACACGATCGTTAATGGAGGAATACAGGCTGCTCACTTGCCTCCTAGTGCACGGTTAAAAGTGAGAATTTAACACTATTCCTATAGGAATGGAGGTAAGTATGTCAGCAAGTTTAGCTCGTTTAGATATAAATGTAGACAACCCTAAGGTTAATGCAACAGGTGTTCAAGCTTCTTCAAAGGCTAGATCATCAGTTGAAGTTAAAAATTCTTGCAACTGCTTTAAGAACTGCTTTCCTTGCTTTGGAAGTAAGGATAAAGACGCTTACGAAGAACAACAGGAAAAGACCAAAGAACTAGCTAGAAGGTCTTTTTCTTCAGCAGAAGTACATCCTGATCCAAGAAGGATAGTGAGATCTCCAGGATTTGATTCCTTGCCAGTGATTAAACAAGAAGATGTGACT